TAGGTTTACTGAAAGAAAGTGAGGAGCTTTTTAATAGGGCTAGTTTGTATCTGAAGGGTGGATTGACCACAACATAGTCATCGGAGGTGTCCCCGGTAGTGTCTAAAAATGATTAGTATATAAGCTCAAGGTGAGCTGACTGCTCAACGTACTGGTTATCAAAGCTTAGTGGCGCATCAGGAACAGGGGTGACGAAGTATGAAAAAAGACTTCGGAATCGAGCAGCAGTGAGGTCTACGCAATCATCGCGGATGCACTGGCTTGAATGTGAAGTTACTAATTGACATTTGGATCATATATGATACACAAGTATGCTCCTCAGCTAGAACAGTTTAAAAAACACTGTCCTGGTAAAGGGGATTCTTGTGTGAAAAAGTAAAGAAATGAATATGGAATTATTGGAGTTCTTCTCTGGTATGATTTTAATAGGTACTGTTCTGCTGGTATACATGTCGGGACGCCTGTTAGATAAGTTAGATAAGATGAAGAAAGAGAAACCATTTACAGAGGAAGATCTAGAACGGTTCGTGACTCATCTCGAAGTGATGCTAAGACACAAAGAAGTAACAGCTAAGAGAGATTTGCTATCACAAATAATGAAGTCCAAAAGAAAGACAGATCACATTTCAGAGATTGACCTTCAAGAAGGGAGCTTAGGAGTGTATATGTCACCGGAACTTAAAGAGTCTATGGAGCTTAAAGACGAAGCGTACTGGCGTATAGAGTTTTCGGGGGAAGGCGAACGTTTAGAGGGGGAAGGCCCAGGAGGGCAGTATACGAGTGACCAGCGAAAGGCTTATGATGAAGATCCTAACGTATTCTACTGCTCTTTAGAAGAAGCGTTGGAGATAGCTAAAAAAAGACAAGATGGCGGACTCAGAGGAAAAGGATAAGAAGGGTACAGGTAAACTTAGACCCATTAGACAGAAGCTTAAAGAGGCTCCCATACGACCTAAAGAGGGAGAGACTAAGGGAGAACAGTACGCTAAGATGGATTACTGCTTGAGAGTCTCCGCTACGTATTATAACGTACCCAGTACTCGTTCTTTACCTCCAAGTGAAGTAAAGAAAGTGCAGAAATTAGGAAGATTCCTGTACTGGTATTTAGATAATTTTGAGTGGTTGAATAGCCCTGCTTTATTAGAGGGCAAGAAGAAGGAAAAACAAGATGCCATCATAAAAAACCTATGAGAAGATGACGACAAAGAATAACGTAAATTTAAAGATACCCTTCACTGATTTGACGAGTGACATTTTCTGGAGAAAGTTACTAAGATTCCTATCCTCCCTCTCTTCTAACAGAGACAAGGAGTTAACGAGTTCAGAATTATCTGTACTGGTAAGATTCTTACAACTTCCTAAGAGTTACGAGCACCGTATGTTCTCCAGGGTAGCGAAGAATAAAGTTAGACAGCTTTGCAAAGAAAACGGATGGGTACTGAGTAGTATGAACTTGAACAATAAGTTATACTCCCTGGAAAGTAAAGGGTACTTAGTCAAAGACGAGGATGGAGTAATGTACTTGAGTAAGGATATCAGAGACATCTGGAGAAAACTCAGAGAACAGGAAGGAGAGCCATTAGTGATCAACGCTTTATTACATTTAGAACATGTACCGAAAAAGAACGAAGAGGTCCACTCAACTATCAAAAGGGCTGACTAGAGACTTAGATGAATTAGTGGAGAAGACAGCGGAGATTATGGGTGTACCTGTTATAGTAGTTAAAGACATTACAGATCACTGTTTTGAGTGTATTAGTCACTGATGTAAGAACCCAGTGACTCATACATTAAGACTACACGAGTTCGGAGCCCTTCAAATTAACTGTAGTAAGATGAGGGTAGATATCCTCAGATATGTACAGATACTGAAAGATCATAAGAAAAACCCTTACTTAAAAGGGGAAGACGTAGAAAAATATGAAAAAAGAATCAGAAAACTTTGGAAAAGAAGAAGTTTATGTTTAGATTTGTATCAGATGAAGAAAGAGAACAAAAGTAAATTCCATTTCTCTGAAGGTGTGGAAGAGAAATTAAAAGACAAAGAACAAAATAAAAAAGATAAGTAATGTACTCAGAAAAACAAATTAAGGAACACGAAGATTGGAATAAGAACATTAAGGACATCCCAGAAATAATCAAGGAAGGGAGCCTGAGTAATAAGGAAGATCTTATCATTAAACCTTTTAAGGTTACTTTAGTGTCCAAGACCAAAGGAGGAATTATAGAACCCAGGTTTAAAGTAGGAGCTACTGAAGGCGGAAGGCCCAAGAGTGAGATTGATAACCCTACTTGGCAGAGCAGAGCTTTAGTCGTGAAAGCACATCCTGAAGCGGAGCACGATATTAAGGAAGGACAAATCATTTGGTTCCGTCCTAACTTCACAAGAAATAACGATCTGTGGTTACTCTTAGAAAGAGATTTGCCCGTATCGAAACCTTCAGGATATATGAAGATCAACCATAATTGGGTAGAATTTATAGAAAAGCAAACAATATAATTTGGGATTGTTAGAACGAGGCGCTCTCTTTTCGATAGGAGGAGGGCGCTTTTTTAACTTTAAAGAAAAGAAAAAATGACTAAGATACAAGCCAAAGATATTACGCTAAAAAACATCTCTAACTTCACTCAAGGGATGATTAACTTCGCTAATAGAAAACAGTTGCCTGATTATGTTTATGAACAGTACCTATATAGAGCTTTCGTTTGCAGACCTTGTACCATTAATGGTAAGTGCTTGCACTGCGGTTGCCATACTCCTCACGTCATGTTCGCACCTAATAAGGTGGACCCTATTAGTAAGTGGCCTACAAAACTTAGTGAGGAAGATTGGGAAAAGTATAAAGAACAGTCTGCGTACTGGGCTCCTTTGGCTATGTGGATATCAACCCTTATCAAGATGGAAATTATTATTGATATTAGGGATGATAAGCTATGGAGTTTACTCAGGGAGAACAAGTTACGAGAATTCGATATCCCTTCACTCTGAAGTAACGAAGATCCAAAGTGGGATAATTTCCTCGCAGAAAAAGAAGATAGACAGCTTGACTTACCAGATCAACACGATTAAATTTCAGAGTGAAATTGACCCGTTCATATACTATACGGAAGATGACTTTGACTCACCTGATAAGAAAGGAACAAACAAACTAATGGATTCAACATTATTACACAAGTTAGCTTTATTAAATGTCTACATAGATGAAGAACTTAAAGTGAACTCAGCATATAGAACGTATGCTAGAAACGTTAGAGCGGGAGGTGTACATAATTCAGCCCACAAAACAGGAGATGCGGTTGATATCAGAGTTCTCGAAACGAAGGCGAGATATGCTATCATCAAAAAAGCAATAGAGTTAGAGATACCCAGAATTGGTATTCACAAACGCTTCATTCATCTAGATGTGGACACAACTAAAGCACACCCTGTTATATGGCTTTATTAAATAAATAACTATGTATAACTTATTTGGTGTTATTGTTATCAGCCCTTCTGAATTTATAGGTATATTATTCAGCGCACTATTGTGCCTAACTTCAATTACCTGAGCAATAACTTACTTACTTAAAAAAGAAAATAAAAACAACCTAGACGAAGATGAAGCTTAAAGTAGATTTAAATAGTTCCATTTGAGAAGATAACCCTATACTCAAAGTACGGTTCCCTTCTTTTTATAAGAATGACAAATCAAGGAACAAAACAAACTCAGATCAGGTAATGAAGATAATTTACTTTTTAAATCACCCTGATAGTGAGATGAAAGATATGTCAGAACAAGAGTTAGTAACAGACTTAAAAAGATCTAACTTTCTGACTATAAAATGAGACCGTAGTAAGTATGAAGAAATAGAAAATAAGTTCAAAGAAAAATGTCTAACGCCTAAGGAAAAAATAGCTAAAGGATGGGAAGATAAGTTAATGGAAAGAGATAGGTTTGTGAGGGAAAAAGTATACAACGAATCTACCTACGAAATGTTAGACAAGATGATGAGTAACAATAAAAAACTATGGGACTACTATATGCAAGCACTTAAAGACCTGGATCAGGAAAGAGCTGAACAAACTTCAGGAAACTTAATTGAAAGTGCTGCGGAAGAAGACATTATCTAAGGGAGAGTAAAGGGTAACAACATTACTACCATCCTAGTGACCTCATCAAAAAATGGTTTTTGAGTATAAGAGCAACTCTACCATTAAGAAAAAAATGATTGAGTACGGAGTAGAATATGTCTGTGACCTTTGTGGGCTTCTGCCTGAGTGAGAAGGGGAAGACTTAACTTTACAACTTGATCACATAGACGGAAATAAAAATAACACACACATAGATAATTTAAGATTTGTATGCCCTAACTGTCACACACAAACGGATACTTGGGGAGGAAAAAACAGAGGAAGATATGATAACACAGAAAAGAAAAAGAAGAGGGACAATTGTACCTGCGGATTATTTAAGCCTTCCTGTCCCCCAAAGAATGACTGTACTCCGCCCCCATGGTTCCTTGGCCTTTAAAGAATGTTGGTACTGTCATAAGAAAATAGCAGTCACTTCTAACTATTGTGTCCACTGTAATAATAAACAATAATGAATACAGAAGGAAGTATAAAACAAGGATACGACACCGAACGTAATACTAGTGCAGGCATCTATATAACTATAATAGGAACAATTAAGGAAAAAGATGTTCCTAAAATGATGCTTGATAGTGAAAGTATTATAAAGTGTTCTTATGGGAAGGTTTATGTTTGGAGAAATGAGGGTACTCTATACGGACTTAAAATAGTATAGTATGTCGTATGGAATAGATATATAAGAAACGGGCACTTATCCCTTAGGAAGGGGAGCGGTCTTCAAAACCGCATGGCGGGGTCCAAACTCGCTTATTCGGGTTCGAGTCCTGATGCCCGTGCTAGTTTTTTCATACTATTAATTTTTGTGAGGCGTCTAGCGTCCTATAACCGTGTCGCCTCACTTTTTTAAAAAAGAAATACAAATGATATATTTAGTATTAGCAGGGTTGTTATTAGTTGTAGCAGGTATAGCGAAAGCCATTAAAGACATGTGCGCAGAAGGACACTGGAAAAAACAGTGGTGGAATAAGAATTTATCCTGGCCTTTAAAGTGGAAAAATGGAGATCCTAAACAAGGGGAACGATTTCCTTTATCAAGCACTTTGTTGGTAGGATTTACAGACGGTTGGCATCTGTTTCAGATGTTGGAGATCATTTTTGTATTCACAGCTATGTCTTTACTTAACTACCCTTGGTGGATATTGGCTTTAGGAGGACTATTCATTTACTTAGTTTCCTTTACATTAGTCTATAGAATACTTAAAAAGAAAGCGTAATGGATATTCTTTTTATGGTACTGGTTTTTTCTTTTATGATGATGTTCGCTGTTTACTTAACTAAAGATGAATAAACAATTAATAGGGTGTGACGCAAAAAGTTGTAAAAGATATACAGACTTTAAATCAAAATTAGTCAGGTGTAAAAACTGTGACGATATTAGCTTATTAGAAGGGTACGGGTACGTACCTAAAGAAGAAGAAAAAATAAAAAGATGCCTAACTCCTAAAGAGTGTAATTGGGTAGATGTAGATATTAGTACAAACACCAATCAGTACCCTAACGAGATATGTTTTTATTGCAAAAAATCACGCTAAGCGCCTTCATCATGTGTTTAGTTATAGCCACGGCATGTTCTGGTCCACGAGGATTAGACTGCCGTGCTTTTAAAAAAGGTTTAAAACACTTACCCGCTTTACCTGAATTAAACAAGTCAGGGGATGCTATAGGGGTGAGTAAAAGAGAATACTTCAGGGGACTATATGACAGATTAGTTAAAGAGTGTTCTAGTTGCGAAGAGGTGAGGGACTCTTTATATAAAGTTATGTTACAAGTAGACCCTCATGAATTTAAGACCCGTCCAGATGGACCAAGGTATTCAGATTATGTAAAACAATTCAAACATGAGTAAAGATGTAAGCAAAGGTGCAAAATTCATAGCCTTACTTTTTATCGCTTTATTATTAAGTGTCGCTTTTTGTAGTGTACAAGCACAGTCTCTACAAAGGGATACTTCTATCATCGAAGTAGAAGTGGAAGAGAATGTGACTACAGTAACGTATCAAGTTCTTTACCCCTGTTGGCAATGGGACAATAAAGAAAGCGAATTTATGGCCTCTCCCGGTCTCGTTATGGAGGAGTGTGAGGAAAGATTTCAATTATGGTATCCTCACGATAAAGGAAGATTTAAACGCCCTGTACAGAAATATACTGGGATAACTAAACTAGATACTATTTACGTTCCTAAGTATATAAAAACGTGGGAGTACCACATAGTGAAAGACAGTTTTATCTTCAGCAGACAAGGCGGAGATACTCTTCAAATAATTAAAAATTAAAACATGAAAAGAGATTTAAAAACCATTCTTATATTTTGCGCCGTCTTAATGGCAGCCGCTTTCTTTACAGGAAGATGTACCAAAGCAGATAAAGATTGTGCTCCTTTAGATGAGGCGCTCATTCAAAGCTTCGACTCTCTGGAGTTCGTACTGGATACGACCAGAAAAAGGTACGCTACCACGTTGTTAGACAACGCCCAGCTACAGGAAAGTTTAAAGAAAAAACCAAAGATTAAATACGAGTACATCACGAAAGTAGAAACAGATTCTAGAATAGAGCAAGAAATAACACTCTTGAGAGATTCTTTGTATAAAGAGCGAAGCGAAGTTAAAAAGAAAATAGCAGCTATTAAACAGCAACAAAGATATGATTCCTTGTCTGTTAGTCAGATAATAGAAGACGCTATTCAGTTGAGAGAAAAATACGACTCTTTAGAAAATTTGTACAATACTTCTCAATACGCTAGTTTATCAGACAAGTGGATTGACGCAGACTTCGTGTTTACTCCGCCCGATAAGTTGGGCGTAACTGCCTCATTGTATGATGAAATTACCCTCGTACATAAGGCGGAACGTTCGGGATTATTGGGACAAAAATTAACGTATTTTGTAGACGCTTATAACGCTAATCCGTATGTGGATGAGTTAAAGGTAAAGTCCTACAAGATTATAGAAAAACCTCGTAGATTCGGCTTCGGGCCTTATATAGGAGGTGGTATTAATAACCAAGGGACCTTATCTTGGCAAGCAGGAGTGGGTCTACATTATTCATTAATTAAATTTTAAATAAAATGGCTAACGAGAAACAAGAACCAAAAAAGAAAACAACTAGAACAAGAAGATCATCTTCAAAGAAAACTGCCCCTAAGAGAGAGGTAGTAGATACTGTACCTGCGGTAGGAGCACAGTCTGTTTACGCAGTAGTAGTAGAGGAAAATCCTGAGTGGAGAGAAAAAGTAGACAAGATTATCTTACTAGTACAGAACCTACTAAACAACCCAGACTTCAATAAGAAGTTGAGCTGGTGGTGGGCAATCACTAACTTAGGAAGACTGATCAAGTTCGTAACAAATGTAATCAAAGTAATCAAAGGAGAAGACGAGATCATCGTGCCTGCTTCTAACGGAAGTACAGTTGTGATGTCTCCTATCTCAGAAAAAAGTAAGTAATTATAATAGTAAAAGTAAATAGCTAGAGATATGTTTGAAGTGACCAGAAAGGTACAACTACATGATGAAGCTAGAAAACCTATCATAGAAGGAGTTAACAAATTAGCAGATGCTGTAAAGGTAACGTTAGGACCTAAAGGACGTAACGTAGTCATTGATAAAGACTTGAAAAGCATCGTAACAAAAGATGGTGTAACAGTCGCGCAACACATCGCACTAAAGGATAGGTTAGAAAATTTAGGAGCTGCCATCATCAGGCAGGCGGCAGAAAAGACAGCAGGAATAGCGGGGGACGGAACAACCACTTCCACTGTACTAGCTCAAGCTCTCATTAATAAAGGACAGAAATATTTGATTAGTGGAAGCGCCCCTGTAGAGATGAAGAGAGGAATGGATGAGGCCGCTAAGAGACTGAAAGAATCTCTGGAAAAAGAGAGTATTAAAATTGCAGACGATGAGAAAGCGATAGAAAATGTAGCTACTATCTCTGCTAACAACGACAAAGAGTTAGGAAAAATTGTAGCCCAAGCATTCGATAAGTCCGGTGTAGACGGAGTAATCACTGTTGAAGATGGCAAGACCACTACTACAGAAATCGAAGAGGTAAACGGTTATCAATTTGATAGAGGGTATTTATCTAGATATTTTGTTACGGATACGAGCAAAATGTTATGCGAGTATGAGAACCCCTTGATCTTGCTTTTTGACGGTAAAATCAATAACCCAAAACATCTTATCAGAGTGATGGAGATGGCTGCTGAAGGGCAGCGTCCCTTGCTTATTATTGCAGAAGAGTTAGATGTACAAACGATCAACTTACTCGTTATCAATAAGGTACAAGGAGGACTTCCTGTAGTAGCTGTTAAATCTCCTTCTTACGCACAACGTAAGAAAGATATGTTGGAAGACATGGCTATCGTAACAGGAGGTACAGTGATAAGTGGAGATACAGGTCTGACACTAGATCAGATGGAGGTAGAGCACTTTGGTCGTGCCAAAAAGATTAAAGTAACAAGTAAAGACACGACCATCATTGAAGGTGCAGGAGAAGAAAAAGAAATCCAAAAGCGCATCGAACAGCTTAAAGTACAAATGACTAAAATGGAGATTTCTTACCTCAGAGAGAAAGCGCAGGAAAGAATCGCTAAGCTTAGTAATGGTGTTTGTATAATCAAAGCAGGAGCCCACACGGAGGTAGAGCTGACAGAGATTAAGCATAGGCTAGACGACGCTATTAAAGCGACTCGCTGTGCTTTGAAGTCAGGTATCGTACCTGGAGGAGGAATGGCACTTTACAATGCTAAAGTTAACCAGTATTTTAAAGGAGCCAGCGAAGACTGGCTGATAGGGTATAACTTAGTACTAGAGTGTGCTCAAGAACCTGCAAAAGCCATCTTATCTAACTCCGGTTTAATCCCAGAAGTAATACTGTCTAAGACAAAGAAAAACAAAGGCTATAATGCGAAGACAGATAAGTACGTTGACTTAGTTAAGGATGGGGTAATTGATCCTACTTTAGTAGTGACAAGTGCCTTGGAAAACGCAGTCAGTGTAGCAGGTATGGTATTAACTACAGAAGCTGCTCTGGTACAGGATGAAGACAAAGAAGAGATGCCTAACTATGACCCTAGTATGATGACTGGGGTGTAAGAGAACCTTTCATAAGTTGGTATATATATGAGGGCCGCCTGTAAAGGGCGGCTTTCTTTAAAAAAGAATAAAGCATGTACGAAGTAAAAGTAAATCCTAATTTATTTTTAGAGGAAGAGATACCGAGATTGCACCCTAAGAGCCCTCTATTCCGAGAGTACTGAAGAACTCAAAAAGAAAGATGTATTTTAGGCTACTGACAAAGTGGTGTATGAATGCCAGGTAAACTCTATTTCTATGTAAATTTTGGTACTATTAAACTGAACAAAGGAGGACAAAGAGGAGTAAAACAATTCGGCCGCCCCTGGCTAAGAGACCTGGACTGACAATTCTTCTACAACTGAGCAGAGTGTAGAGGATTTTCTGGGTTTAAGGAAGACGATACTTATACTTGTCATAGAGCTGCTAAGCCTAAAGACCCATACGATATAACAGATCCTTTAACAGATGAGGAGATTATTCGATTCTACTGTATGGAGAAAGGAGAAGTTTTAAAAGAAGCTTATTTTAACATTTTCAAAGGACCTTTTATCCCTTTAGGAAGCGACAAAAAAAGAGAGAAAAAAATATATGTAGAAGCGCAAGAATATATGCAGAGACAGCACGAATCTAATTTAGGTGATCCTCTGTACTATAATCAAGCTAAAAATTTTATGATGCTCGGTAGCCGTGGTTTTGGTAAATCATATTCTGTAGGGCATGTAGTTCTTCATGAGTGGCTATTTGACGGAGCCGTAAAATATGACAGCAACAATCCTAAGAAATTCAAGACCTCTTCTGAAATTGTAGTAGGAGCAGGAGACGCTAAATACTCTGCTGACCTTCTGGAAAAAAGTCGTCTATCCTTAGAAAGACTGCCTGGAGGTTACAGCTCTCCCACCAAAGTTTACCCTGCTCCTTTCTTTAAAAACTACACAGGCTCCTGGCAACCCGCCAAACAAGTAACAGCTCGTTATAAGAAAAGAGTAGAAGGAGGTAACTGGGAATGAAAAGGAACGAAGTCAAATATTAAACACAGGACATTTAAAGACAACCCCTTCGCTGCTAACGGTACGCGACCAGGGGTTATCGTATTTGAGGAATGTGGTATGTTTGACAATTTAATTGATTCTTATAACGCTTCTGTAGAATGTATGAGAGATGGTGCATGAAAATTCGGATCAGCAATCTTTTTGGGAACCGGAGGTGACTTTCAAGGGGGAGGTACTAGGGACGCTTACGATATCTTCTATAACCCTGACAAGTACGACTGCATCACATTTGTGGATGAGTGAGAAGGAAAAGGGGCCACTGGAAAAGTCTGCTACTTTGTTCCTGCCTATATGGGACTTAATGACTTTAAAGACCCGATGGGGAACACAGACACAGAAGCAGCAAGAAAAGAGTTAGAAGGTAAAAGGTTTAAATTACAGAGTTCAGGAGGTACTTCTAAAGCTTTAGACTCTGAAATTCAAAACCGTCCTTTAGTTCCTTCAGAAATGTTCTTAGCCAAAACAGGTAACATTTTCCCCATTGCTGAGATCAAGAACAGATTAAATACTTTAGAAAGAGATAACTTATACCTCTCTTTAGAGAAACCTGTCGAACTATACTGAGATAGACACGAGAAATATGGAGTCGGTTTTAGAGTAGACGTATCTAGGAAACACCCTCCTATTAATCAGTTTCCTTGGGATGAAAGAGCGGACAGAGAAGGGACGGTCGTAATGTATGAAGAACCCATTTTTGATGAGGTAGGCAGAGTGCCTAAAGACTTATATATTATAGGACATGACCCTGTACGTACAGACGACCCAGACGGTAGTTCTTTAGCGAGTATCTACGTACTGAAAACTTCTAACCACTGGCAGAAACACGGGCACAACGAGATTGTTGCTCAGTTTGTAGGTAGACCCTTTATAGGAAGAGAAAAGACCAATGAGATATTGATGAAACTGAGTATGTTATATGGCAACGCTAAAATATTTTTTGAGAACGCAGTGGGTAACGTAAAAGAGTATTTTGAGAAGCATAAGAAACTACACTTATTAGCTAAAACTCCTACCACTATTTTTACTAAGAAAGCTTCTTATGATCACGGTCGTAACATCTCTTACGGATATCCTATGAACTCTCGTAAGATTAAGATGGATGGTTTACAATATATCAGAGACTGGTTAGTAGAGGAAAGAGGCACAGATCAAGGGGTAAAGATTAGAAATTTGGATAGGATATGAGACAGGGCCTTGTTACAGGAACTCTTAGCTTTTGACATAGACCACGGAAACTACGATAGAGTAATGGGTTTTATGGGGTGTGTATTCGGACTTGCCGAAATGTTTAACAAGTACGAAGAAAACGTACAATCAAATCAACTAACAGATGAATCATTACAATTCTTAACAAATAACAGAAGGCTATTTAGAAACTCGGGACCTACTATGATCCCGGAAGAGAAAGAAAATCATTACGTTTCAGAAGAGGAACATGTAGGAGAAGCTGCTCTTTACTTATCTAGTATAGCTGGATCACAATAATTATGGAACAAAAAATATATCCGAAGCAAAGAACTTCATTAAAAAAGAAGATAGCCAATGATTATAAGTGGTGGAAAGACTCTATGGATGCGCAGCTTTACAGCTACCTAGACTACGGTACTTTCCCTTCTTACGGATCTATGACCCACCTGGGAGATAGTGAATATGATCGTATGATATCTAACTATCAGCTATTTAACAACATGCTTAATCAGAAAGATTTCGAGAGAGAGTGTAATCCTATGGGCCTAAGTGTAGGCCAGTTTCAGGATGAGATTAAGCCTTACAATAAATGCTACAACAAAGTAAACGTCATCTTGGGAGAGCAATTAAAAAGACCTTTTGACTGGACTGTAGCAGTCATGAACGAAGATGGTATCAGTAGAAAATTATCAGAAGTAGACGAGAATATGAGATCTTTTTTACGTACTGGTATGGAGGAAATCAGAGGAATGATTGCGCAACAAATACAGCAATTTCAAACGGAAGGAGACATTCAAGATGAGCAACAAGCACAAGCTTTACAGCAGCAAATGGAAGAGTATATCAATACTTTTGTTCAGCCAGATAAGATATCTAATTACGTGGGAGAAGGATTTATTTCTAACTTAGAAAAAGCACACAGTAAAATACTGAAATACTTCAAGTATACACAGAGACTAAAAGATAAGATGAATGACTCTTTCAAGCACGGTCTTATCTCCGGGTACGAGTTCGCTTGAGTAGGTATCCGGCAAGGAGAACCTGTTGTAGAAGTAAAGAATCCTTTAGGTATGATGTACGTAAAGAGCCCGGAAACCAAGTTCGTGCAGAATGGTAACGCAGCCGGTTTTAGAAATAGAATGACGACCTCTGATATCTTCACTAACTACGGAGATATGATGAGAGAGAAAGATTTAAAGAAAGTAGAAGACTATCACCACGGTTACTCCGGTACTCGTCATAATAGTGTAGGAGAGTACATGGTTTATCCTAATGATGACATCGCACACCGTCACGCAAAAAGTCAAGCAGGACGTTCTACTTGGGAAGGTTCTTATGGAAGATCAGACTCTTTGGCAGATGACTGGGTAGTTTATCATTTAGAGTGAGTATCCCAGCGTAAGATTTACTTTGAGACACGTATTAATGAGTACGGAGATCAGGAGGTAAATATGCTTGGAGAAGAGTTTGAGATACCCAGCTATGCAGAAAGACAAGTTATCACTATAGACGGAAATAAGAAAAAGACAGTTTACACATTTGACGGCTCTACTTTAGAAGCAGCTTGGATTCCTGAAGTATTAACAGGTACTCGTATTGGTGATGATATCTACGTAGGTATGCAGCCTAAAGAGTTACAATTTAGAGACATTGATAACCCGTACAAAGTAAAGTTAGGATATCACGGAGTAGCTTATTCTAACATGAACGCTCCTAATATTTCTTTAATGGATCGTATGAAACCTTTCCAATACTTGTACTTTTTAGCGATGCATAAACTCAAAGAACTAATTGCTAAAGATAAGGGTAAACTGTTTCACTTTGACATCACAATGGTAGACCCTAAGATAGGAGTAGAAAAAACTTTGTACTACTTAAACCATTTAGATATTGACATTTACAATCCGCTTATGAATGCAGAGACAGCAGGAGCTGCTCAACGCGGAAAAGTAACTGCTACCACTGACAGAAATAACATGCAACAGATCTCTAACTACATTATGTTACTGGATCAGTTGGATAATCAAATTAGTGACGTAGCAGGTGTTACTAAACAAAGAGAAGGGCAATCTTCTCCTCACGAAGCAGTAAGCAATCACCAACAAAATATTGTGCAAAGTACACATATTACAGAGCCTTATTTCCACTTAAACGGATTACACTGGCAAGAAGTTTTAAACTCTTTATGTAAGTCAGCAGCTCATATATGGAAAGATACAGGAGTTAAGAGACAGTACGTTTTAGATGATATGAGTATCGAAGCATTAAACATCGCAGCCAATGAGTTAGAAGGCGCAGATGTAGCAGTATTCTTAACTAACTTACCTAAAGAAAATCAAGTATTTCAGAAGATTCAATCTTTAGCAGAACCTTTAATTCGCAGTGAGAAATCTAAAATCTCAGATATCATAAAACTGTTTAACGCAGATAGTGTTTCTGACGCGACTCGCGCTATTAAGAAAAGTGAAGCGTCCGCAGAAGAAAAAGAGAGAGCTATGATGGAGCAACAAGAACGTATGCAGCAGCAACAAATTGAAGCTCAACAAGCGGAAGAGCAAGCTAAGAGAGATCATGAGAAAGAAATTACAGAGATGGAAATACGTGGTAAGTTGGCTGTTGAAGAATTAAAACTAAAAGGACAAGCCGCTATCTCTGCCACAGTTATACTAAAATTATAAAAACTAGATTGACATTCTTAATGTCTTAAAACAACGAAAAAAATTTGTTAAAATTATGGAACATGTTTCATTAGAAGAGTTATTAGACTTCCAAGACGACATAGATTTGGGAAGCATTGAAGAGCCTAAATACGAAGGCGTGATAGCAGGAACTAAAGCAGAAGAAGAAGAAGACACTCCTATTAAAGAAGAGACTTCTTCCGAGGAAGAAACTTCTGAAGAGAACATTCCTGAAAAAGAAAAAGAAGGAGAAAAGGAGGAGGAAAAAGAAGTCATTGATTTAACTAAGATTGAACAAGAGCGTGCTCAGCAAGAACAAGACGAAGAACAAGAAGAGGAGGAAAATGAAACTTCTGACTCTGAATTAAGTCCTTTTCTGAGCGTGTTTAAAGAAGACGGAATAGAGTTAGATGAGGAAGTAGCTCAAGATCCAGAAAGATCTATTTCTGAGATCAGAAGACAGCTTCATGAACAAGCACAAGAAGACTTCTTAAATAACTTACCTGAAGATTATAAACTCGCTTTTAAATATGCGATGGCTAAAGGTAAACCTCTCTCAGAGTTCTATCACCAATACCAACAAAACCAAGTTGATTTAGAAAATATCGACTTAGACAATCAAACTCATCAAGAGTATATAGTACGATCTTACTTAGAGAAAACAACTCGCTTTTCTAAAGATAGAATAGAAAGAGAACTAGACAAGCTTAGGAAAACAGAAATGTTAGATGAAGAAGCTAGAACTACTTTCTTAGACTTGAAAGAAGTTGTTAAAGAAGAGAATACTAAGATGCAAGAGCAGATTGATCAAGAGAAAGAAAGGGCTAAAGAACTCAAGAAACAACGCAGAGAACTATTACAATCTGCCGTGGATTCAGTAGAAAATATTGATGAAACAAGAAAAGGAAAAGTAAAAGCTTTCTTAACAAACGAGCAATGGAAACGTGGGCAAAAACCTACTACAGAATTTGATCGTTTTATAAGACAGGTACTAACTAATCCAGAGCATATCGCACAATTAGCGGACATCGCTTTGGATTACGATAAAGAAAAAGGATTCTCTTTTGACAGGATCGCTAGAAAACTTAAATCTAAAGTGACTACGAAAGTGAAAAAAGAGATCGAAAAAGAGCAAACTTCAACGGGGAGCCGTAAAGGCAGGCCAGCCCCTCCAAGTAACAACATTAAATTCGATTGGGAAAAGTGGGCCGAGCAAAACTAAATAATTTTTAAATCATGGCATGGACTAAAGAACAATTCGTAATTAAGAAGAAAGAAGGATTCGGCGGGTCTTTCGTTGATTCTCAATACTTAGCGAATTCTTACGAGACTGGTGCCCCTCACGTTTTCCAAAACACTTTGATGAAGATCTACGCATCTAAATCAAGATTCTTTACTGGGAAGCCGATGATGGGAATGACTGGTGCTAAGAAAGGCGGTATTAAAGAAATTGACACAGAGATTTATCGCTGGACTCTTCAAGGAGCAGAGTACAAGTGTGCACGCATCATGGAAGACATTGAAAGCGGCAACACAGCTCTCGGACTAAACGGAACTACCTTCCGTATTAAACTAGATTTAGATTACTACCATTACCCAGACGTACTGATGCCGGAAGATTCTCGCTTCCCTATTCAAGTAAAAGAAGGGCCTATTCCTGACGGCAGTGGTTACATTTATGTAATGCAGTTACAGGGAGATGACCCAGATGCTTATCTACCTTCTTACTTGGTAGAACCAGGAAAAGAATTTTCTAAGGTTTGGACTTCTGTACAGAGTGAGTACAACCAAGACTTCGGTACACAGCAGTACCCAGCAAGTTTCCAACTTGAATCTCAAGTAGGAGCATTTGCTCAGAAGTTGACTGTAACTGACAAAGCACTGCGTGACCAAGGTCGCTTAGCTGTTGAGTTCGGTTATGAAGATCCTTCTAGTGGTAAGTTTGTAAAAGTAGAGCGTTTTATGCCTATGGCAGAAGCGATGATGCGTAACGAACTTTACATGTCTATGGAGGCTCAATCTATGTATGGTGTAAAGCAAACTAAATCTGCTAAAGACGGTTACTGGATCAAGACTGGTCCCGGTCTTCGTCAACAGTTAAAAGACGGACATACAGAATACTACAACTCAGTACTTACTGTAAACCGTTTGAAAGACTATTTATTGAGCGTATTCTTCGCTCGTGAGAATGAGCAAGATCGTAAGATCGTAGCTATGACAGGTACTCTCGGATCAATCATGTTCCACGATATGCTTGCTTCAGAAGCTTCTTCATTCTTCACCTTGGATACTCACTTCATTCGCGAGTACTCTAAGAACCCAAAGCACTTGTCTTATGGTGCTCAGTTCCGTCATTATCAAGGACCAGAAGGAATTGAAGTAACGTTGATTAAGAACCCTATGTACGACTCTCGTCGCTATGAAAAGCGCACGCACCCAATCTACACAGAGTTTCCTATTGATTCCGCTCGCTTCACATTCTTGGATTTCGGTTCTGCTTCTGGCGAGAACAACATTCAAATGCTGCGTGTTAAAGATACTTATCGTCACGGTTACACTGTAGGTACTGTCGGACCTAACGGCCCTGTTCGTGGAGGTCAAGCTGGCGTACTCAAAGCTGGGTATGACATCTTTGAAGAAGGTACTATGGGTATCTGGATGAAAGATCCTACTCGCGGTGGTGAATTGATTTATGACTTCGACGCTGCGTAAGTCATTTAATTTATTAAAAATACTCTAATCTCTAAATAGGGACTTCAAAGGTTACTGGTCCTCCCATGATTTAGGGGAAGTGTGGAACTAAAACACGCTTTAGAAAAGTAAGGAATTTAAAGGCAATGGAAATATTAACAAATAACTCAAATAAAGATCTAGTTTTTATAAAGAGTATACCAAGAAGAACAGCTACCCTAATAGGAGAGTGGCGGAATCCATCCTCGGATAAACGTATGAATAAGACAAAAATCGGAGATGCGAAGGATGCTATTACTGCTTTATACTCTCCTAGAATAGGGGGCCTCTTAAACGGACTCAGTTATAAACCTTGGAAAGAGAACGGGAAAGTTAAAATGGATGATCAAGGTAACGCACTAACGCTCCAACAAAAGATGGAAGTTAAGTGGGGTACTGGAAAAGACTTTTTAAATAACCGTCCTTGGGGTAGATCAAATAAGGTAGGAGAAGACAAGCCTACTTATTATCAGACTAAAATTTGAAAGTTGAACGACGGATCAACTGCTTTCGACTTAAACTCGATGGAAGGAGAATTAGGGTACAGAGTTATGATAGACTCTAAGTACGTAGCTAATTCAGAGAAAGAGTACCAAGCCCGTAAATGGCCTCACGCTACTCACTACATCGCTTTGAAAAACGAAAGTGAAGAAATTAAGTATACTAGAACAAAAGCTATACGCTCAGCCATCGCTGCTTTAGAAGATAAGAAGATGACGGATAAGCGTAAAAAGCAGTTTGTTTGGATACTTGACTTAGCTAAAAGCACGACAGAATTGACAGAAGAAACTGTAGATAATCTATTGTATGATTATATCACGCAAAATGATTTCAGTGCAGTATCCACAAACATAGATAAGTTCAATGAACTGTACGAGTTAACGAAGAATGACTTGGGAAGAAAAGAGCTTGATGCTCGACTCTTACTGAAGCAATCTTTAGACACTCGAATCATCTATGAGAAAGGAGAAACTTATACCTGGAATCGCCCTCAAGGGACAATCGTTCTTGGAGATCGGTATCCAGAAGCAGTTGATTTCTTGTTAAGCCCAGCTAAAGAAGGATTCGTTGAAGACTTAAAACAACAACTAAAAGCTAAAACTATATTCTAATGACTATTCAGGAAATGCACTACGATTTCACTTTCAAGTTTAATCAGCTTGGTAACCAAGTGAATCAGTACTTTAATGTAGCACAAGTAGACTGGCTCTTGAACAGAGCCCAGGATATCATCATTCAGAAAAGACTGGGCGAGAACAATAACTACCGCGCTAGTTATGAACAGATTCAGAAACGCACAGAGGATCTGAAACAGTTACATGTGCGTTATCCTGAACAGCCTTCCATTATTCCAGTGTATCACGATGATGAACATATCTATGAGGTAGATTTAGACAATCTAAAACAACCTTATTTATATTATTTACGTGCTCACGGTACGCAAACAGATGGAAAATGTACTTATAAAAAAGCTGTAATAGTTGTTATTCAGTCAGATGATTTAGGCTTTTCTTTGGACGACCCTTTTACTCAATCTAATGAGAAAGAGATTATAGGGAACTTTGGACGTTCTTCGGATGGTCAAGGTTCCTCTCTTTACTTATATCCTAGGACAGATCTCACTATCTCAGATTTTTATCTTGAGTATTTAAAACAACCTAAAAGAATGTATGAGGGTTCTTACGAGTATATCAATGGAGAATCAGGAGGTTCCCAAGACTGTGAACTAAGCAACCACATGCATCCTCAAATTGTAGATCAGGCTGTAGAATTAGCAGCCCGAATAATGACAGACCCTAACACTTATCAAATTCACGCTCAGGGTCTATTACAACAAGACTAATAATATTTAAAAAATGAGCAGGCACACAACTAACAAAAGAGCAGTAGAAACATTCGTAGTAGGAAAAAGCGATCAAGCTCTTTATAATACTGCTGGTTCTGGAAATCATATTAACAACGCAACTACTGGAGCAGTCAGACTTGCCGATGGGCAGCTTGGTCTTTTCTCTGGTTCTGCATTAGGAAGCGTAGCTTTAAACGTAGCTACTGACACTACTCCTACTGTAACCGAGGCTCCTATTATGTACATTGCTCAAGGTACAGAAGATAGTGCTAACCCGGCCGGTTCTACAAAGAAGTATCCTCTGTTCTCTAGACCTTTCGAGCGTACTGGAGATATTGACGGACGAAACACTTTGAGAATCACTAAGCAGGTTTATCAGGCTCCTACTCAGTCTATCTGGGTAATTGGAGATACTGGAGCTGTTGCTACGGGTGGTTTAGGTACTCCTCAAGACTTGACAGAATACCGCTTAGGAATTAGCTTCTACGGACGCTACTTCGATGAGCGCCTTGCAGCTTCTATGAACACCAATCAGTATGCGCCATTTTTCCGCACACCTAATTACACTGCTTTGGGGACTACCAATCCTTTGGATCACATGATTCAGAACCTGGTATACTCAGTAAACAAGAACTCTGCGATCATGACTCCTAACCGTCGTTTGTACGGATCTGGGCATATGGTAGTAGCTTTGGCACTAGACTTGTCTGGTGACGAAGGGCAGACCCTTGCTGGTTTATCAGCAGGTAACTTGCCAGTTATGACTGTAAACGGAAAAGACGTTAACATCAGCTTAACAGCAGAACAAGTAACGAATTTCCAAGCAGCCCTACCTTCAGGATGCTCTATCGTAAAAGTAAATACCGCTACGGCAGGAGCGACTGCAAATGTAGCAGACGCTATCGCACTGGTAGGCTTGGACAGAAACTTAGTATTTGATGATGAGATGCTGGCTACTAAGACTACCTTGAAAGTAGGATTGAAAGCTGGATTTGCTTCTACTGTTTGGGCAGAAGATACTTCCCAAGCTTTTGAAGGCAACGGAACTTCTCGTCAACTCAGACTTAAGTACAAAGCAACTCACGGACAACGTAAGTATAACCTGGACCACACTCAAGATCCAGTTGTTGAGTTCTCCACTCCTATTGTGGATGCGGAAACTTACACTACTTACATCATTCGTCATTACGATTCTGCACAAGTAGACACAGGTAATGTAGTAATCAGCCCTCAGACTGCTTACGTATGTATCCCATCTGGGGACAGCACTACCATCGGTCAGCTTGATACAGCAATCAACGCATACGCTGCTAGTGTAAACGCTACTGTAGAAACTGCGTAAAGAAATACGAATATTAATTTAAAAGGTAGGTGGCTTTACGTAGCTTACCTACCTTATTTTTATTAAAAAAGAAACAATATAAAAATGGAATTCTTTTTAAATTCAAACGAAGCATTTCAAGATACGCTAGATGGTAGTTATCCTGACGTAGTATACATCCCTTACAATGCAGGTCGTCGTACTGGTGGTAGAGGAGTAAACAATGCGGGAGATTTCAAGTCTCATCCAGGAGCACAAGAAGTAGAACTGGCAGGGTGGATCAATCAGAAGATTGGTGAAGGAGTGCTTAACTTCTCAGCTACAATTAATGTAGACGGAAGCACTATTGATGGTCTAGGTACTGTCGGTAGTCCTTACAAAGTAGCGGACGGAGGAGTAGACACTGCTCAAATCGCTGCTAATGCAGTAACTTTCCCTAAAGTTCAAGACATCGCTACAGATCGTATCTTAGGACGCGAAGCTGCTGGTGCTGGAGTTATTCAAGAACTAGCTCTTGGAGCAGGTCTTAGTTTATCTTCTGGAGATTTGGTTGTTACTTCTGATGGTAAAGAACTAATCTCTGATACAGAATGGCAAGCTTGGGCAGTAAGTGCTAACACGACCATCGCTCGTACAGGTTCTGATTACACTGTCACAGTAGCTACTCCTGCTGATTTAGGTAGAGTAGTTTTACTGCTTGATTCTCAAACGATCCAGTCTAACGCTACTTTTAATGCAGACGTAACAGTTACAATTTCTGACACTTCTAACAGTGTCAATACCTGGAACGCTACTGCTACTACCGGATGGGATCTTTGGATTCCTACTGTACACGTATATGACGCAGGTACTACTACTTCTGTAGCAGGTGCAGACTTATCAGATGTGTCTCACTCTGGCTCTGACGCAGGTAGTATTGACCCTGCCGTATCTTACGGTTCTGGTGACTGCACTCTCACTTTTGATAGTGGCACAGAATTCGCAAATAAATCACGCTTAGTCGTGGTTCTTTCTTGGTTACAATAATCTAATAAACTCAGTCGCTATGTTTAAGCGTATATTATATATAGTGCTATTTACCATTATGGCTATTACTGCTAACGCGCAGTTTGTAGCTGAGATGAATTATTTAGCACGCTGAGATGAAGTAGAAGGCTTAACTGCTCCTAGTGTAGGAGAATATAAGATCCTGGGGACATTCTTTGACCGTGACGGTAGAGGATATGTCCCTACGGATATTATTCCCGATTCCAACTATTACTTAATAGATGCTTTGGAGAGGGAATTTAAAATTATGTCAGTAAACTCTTCATCTCCCTTTGTTATAGAGATAGATCCTGTAGGACATACGAACGCTCCTGCTAAAGGATTTGGACAACTTACACAAGTAACTTCTGTTACTAGTCAGTATTTTGTTACAGGAGGTGTCTCACCACGGCTAAGGGCAGCTATTCTGAATAAGAACATTCTGCAACTATCTAATTACTTAACGTCTGAGTTAGATGTTTCACAGTATATAGGAGATAGTTTGCAACCTGTTTTAAGGCAACCAGCAGAGCCTGCTTCTCTTCTAACCTTTTGGAAGAAGACAGGAGATACTGTATTCTTGTATGCTCCGTATGGAGATCATTATGAGAAGATCGCTTATAAGTATCAGATTGATAGCTTAGGCAATCTCATAGAACAGGATACTATTATCAGCGATGCAGACATTGCTGAAGATGCTGCTATTGCTTTAACTAAAATTCAGGATATACCAGACCAAACTTTGTTGGGTAACGGTACTGGAAACGCTGGTCCGCCAGATACTATCTATTTAGATAATACTATTTTAATGTTTAATGACTCGTTAAAAGTCGATACCACCCTAGTAGCTACTAGGGCTTTTGTTTTAAACAACTTAATTCCAGACGATCAAATGGCTACTGAAGTACCCTATATGGGGGTGCCAGGTATCTTTAATGTAGATCAAGCACTGGATTCGTTATTTAATATAAACTATAATCCAGGTATTGATAGCGTAGATGGGTCTAACTTTAGAGAAGGAACTACTATTCCTTTCAGTACTTTAGATAGTATTGATGCGAAACACTTGTTTGGGAACCCTAATAGTATTAGAGATACGCTCAAACAAATAGCGATAGATTCCTCTTTTAGAATATATAGCGATACTTTAAGGTTAGACACAACCGGCCGTATCGCGACAAAGTATGACATTGCTCAGTCTGGCAATACAGACGACCAGACAGCCGTTGAAGTACCATACTTATATAATGGTCAGGCCAACGTTAAAACTGCCTTAGACTCTCTCTTTAATCTTAATATAGGAGGAAGTCGAATCATTGACGGCACGATAGAAGATGTAGACATCTCTAGCGGTGCTGATATTCAGTTGTCTAAATTAGACGACATTACTAAAGGAAAACTACTGGGACGTAACAGCGTCACAGACGGCCCTCCTGAACAGTTAACTCCTGGTTACGGAATCGTTATTGATGGTTTAGTAGTAAGAACAGACACCACAGAAGTATCTACTCTATACTACGTTACTCAGAAAGTAGCAGATTCTACTTCTAATCTTCGTATTGTACTGGGAGATTCTATGACTGTTATAAGAAACATTGCTCAACAAAACTTTGATTCCTTAGAACAAACACTAGCAGATACAGCCCTTACTCTCAGAGGATTGATCACTGCTATCTCTCCTGGTAACATAGACTCTTTAACTAGAGAAATAGATACCTTAAACGCTTGAGCAGATACCGTAGATCTAACCACTATCTGGGATACCTTGACTGTACATAGGCTAGATATTAACTCCAACGACTCCTCTATTCTCGTTAATAAAGCTAACATTTCTGTAAACTACGGGATGATTCAATCCAATAGTAACGATATAGGAATCGTTAACCTCACCTTATTAGACATACAAGATACTCTTATAGCGCACAATAATAGACTTCTAGCCCTAGAACAGCGTACTGATAGCGTATCTCGTCCTCAATTTATAGAAACTTTAACCTTTGATGGCCTTACTTTATCTGGTAAGTTAAGTGATACTTCTATAGTAACTACTGTAGATCTTGTCATTCCTAATACAGATAGCTTAGCTACCTTTAGTATAGTAGATAGTATATGGACTATAACCACTGTAGATGGACTTACTTTTACGGATACATTTAATCAAATAGCATATAATGATAGTTGAATTTACGATTCCCTGGCAAGTCATTTATCTTTGATTACTGATAACAGTACTCTGATTCAAACTAACAAAACGGAGCTTCTGGACTCTATTAGTGCTCACCGTAGTAAACTTGGTTTACTTGAGACTAGCATTGGAGTTAATAGGGATACTTCCACCGCAATTAGGTCAGATCTTAATAACCTGATTAATGTGGTTAATGCATTACCTCTTAATAATGCTGACTCTATTACCTCTATAACCTTTACAGAGACAGGTACAGAAGTACAGTTCAGACTACAAACTATAGATGGATTAGACTTCAGAGATACTTTCGCATTAAGTGTATATGACGACGCCTGAATATATGACTCTTTGGCCTTATCTTTTGCTAGGCACACTCAACAAGGAGATACTCTTATCTCTCACAACGAACGTATCAACGCTTTATTTGATTCTATCGCTACAAGTACTGGTACAGACGATCAGTTAGCGAGTGAGGTTCCTTATACCAACAACAGCCAAACTACTACAGAAGAGGCTTTAGATTCTTTATTTAGTAGGGATGTAGTATTGGGGGCACAGATTACTTCCTTAGATGGTAGGGTAACTACTTTAGAAGGAGACGTTAGTCTGATTAACGATAGTTTAGTAGCGCATAATAATCGCTTAATTGTCTTAGAAAACAAACCAGATACTATTCTCAAACAGGGAGTAGATCAGTTTACTTTCTCCGCAGACATACTGAGCTTGTCTCTCAGTGATACCAATCAAGTAGTACAGGTAACTATACCTATCTCTACTATAGATACGATTGTAGATGCTTTCATCTTCCAAGATACCATTGTTAGAATTGAGACGAATAACGACTTATTCTCTATCCCTGTACGAGTTAAGAAAACTATCTTACCCTTACTTTACCCTATACAGGACTCTATCAGCAGTTACGCTAACAGAATAGATCAGGCAGAGACAGACATAGAAACTAACAATACACAGATACTCATCAACGAGTCAGACATCGCTATCCTACAATCTGGATTAGCGTTGGTTACTATTCAATCAGATAATAATGAAGATTCCCTCATCGTACATAGGACAGATATTAATACACTGTTCTCTCTGTTAGGTAATATCACTACTACTCCTGACGACAGTATACTCACGTTATCTAGCGTAGATACCATCTTATCCCTGACTACCGCAGATGGTAATATATATAAAGATACATTAAGACTGACTGATATACCTATACTGTACGACTCTTTATCTGATCAGAGAGTCGATATAGATTCTATACTTAACATTTTAGGTAACAGTGGCCCTTCTGCTCCTGGAGACTCTATCACTAGTTTTATCACAGTGTCAGATTCTACTATTAGAATTGCTACACATGACGGTAACATATACAATACAACAGTTGGTTTCACGAAATACATCAACATCGTACTGGATTCTGTAGCCTCTCACTTAGCTCGCATAGAGTTAGCGGAGACTAACATCAAGAATCTACAGATGGCAGTAGCTGTTAATACAGGAGATATAGCAGAGAACTTAGATAGCATACAAGCACACAATACCAGGATTAACAACAATGTCGATAACATCGCTACAAATACAGGAGACATATCGCAAAACGCTACAGACATTGTAGAAGTGAATGATTCCTTAACAAACATACGAGCAGATGTAGGCGCTAACTTAGACTCTATATTTAACCATCGAGGAGTCTTAAATAGTATATTGTCTACCTTAGTTATACACGAAGACAGCTTAACTCAGCACGGGTTAGATATTAGTAGCTTATATACTTTAGTGTACGCTATAGTAGCAGACTCTACTACTAGTTTTTCAGCAGAAGACAGCGTGCTTACCTTAACTACTTATGACGGTAACGTGTTTAAAGACACCTTACGTCTCAGTGAGCTGACGAGAGCCTTTGACTCTTTAACTGTACATAGAACAGATATTAACAACCTCTTAAGCCAAGACGTGTTTAATGAGGTAGCAGATTCTATTGTTACTTTTGAAGTAATAGCAGACTCTACCCTCCGCATTACTAGCTTTGACGGCTCTACGTACGACGCTACAGTAGGGTTCACGAAATACATTAATAGAATATATGATTCTTTAGCTGTTCACTGGACTCAAATATCTGCTAACGGAGACTCTATCTCCACTAACAAAGACCGTATCATAGCTAATGAGATAGACATAGCAGTAGCGCAGTCAGCTATAGCATTAAATACCTTAGACATAGCAGATCTATTTGATACTACCATCGTTCACAACATTCGTTTGAACCAGTTGTTTGATACTACTGCACAACATCGTATCGACTTAGATTCTTTATTTAGAAGAAACCATATAATAGACGTACGCTTGTCTAGTGACAGGGACACTTTAATTACAGAATCAAAAGACGTTATATGGAGAGAGCCAGTAGGTTATCTAACTTTGGATACTGTTATTGAGTACTCTTCTGGTGCAGGTAATGAATACTATAACTTATACGCTGCTTCTAAAAGATATGATGAAGTAAACGTACAGGTAAGCATGAGTGCGAGTTCAGTTACAGATACTGTATATTTAACAATTCCTACTATAGATGAGACAGTGTTAACAAGGGAGTGGAATTTTAATATGAGTGCCGGTTACTTAGGACGCGTTATTCTACAAATAGAAGACGTAGGGCCCTTAGATACGAATTCCGAGTTTATAGTGTCTTACGGAGCACACGAAGACTTAGATGATAATTCTGTCTTTGGTGTATTAACAGACTCTATTACCTTTGAAAATGTAACAAGTTTGGAGCTAGAACCGTACGCTAGTTATCACTTAAATAGAGGATGGGAAAACGGAGCAGGATTAGGACAGCAAGCCTGGATCATGACTAGCCCTTTCGCGTACTCTAAGAATATACAATACTACGCTAACGATCAAAAGAACGTAGAAGGAGCATTGGATTCTTTGTTTAAACAGCAAGACAAAAATGTTGACTCACTTACGAGACATCGTATAGAGATAGATTCTATGTTCGCCAGTGCCGTTAACTACATGACACTAGATACTTTCTTCACTAATACAGGAGGAACAATAGATCTTAGACCTCTATGTAAACAGTATGATTTGATAAGGATTCAACATCGTATGTTAGAAGTAGATGTAGACTCTCAAATAACTTACATACTTTTATCTCCTGACGATCCCGACATGAGAGTGAAGAGAATTGAGTACAACGGTAGAGACTACAACGGAAGAGATGACGCTTTCGTATTCGATGTAGAAGGCGCTACGGAGTTGTGAAGCTTCGGAGATTTTACTGGACGTACAAGTATCATGAAAACCGACGGAGACGGGCCTAACGAATCTTTGACTGTTTATAAAGGAACTACTTACTCTCCTCAAGATTACTGGACGCCGGTGGTCTTCACTCCTTACAGGAGTGCTCAAGGAGTAAATAACTACTACTGGTTTGTAGAAGATGGGAGAGCAGACTCTAGGTTCGTTGATTACTTGGATAATGGAGTAACAACTACTCATCAAGCTTTAGATAGTTTATTTAGTAAAAATCATATTATTGATGTAACTCAGACAATAGACTCTGCTTATGTCAATACTGAAGATGCCAATTACGGAATTGAGCTAGGAATTCGCGCTCTTGATACAGTTATAAACAGGACTTCGTCTGGAAGTAATTTATATTATAATTTCCTTTATGCGGCTCAGCACTACGACGTTATTAATATTCAGGTCGAAAATGACGGTACTAATATTACTGATACTATTTTTATAACGATACCGACTCCAGATAATACTATTAAGGCGAGAACCTTTAACATTAATGCTACAAAATATGACTACTCTGGGGCTCCTACAATATACATATCTCCGACTATAGTTTCTGTAGTAGATGAGTTACCAGCAGACAATTACCCAGAATACTTTCATTCTTACGGTTCTCATAAAGACCGTACAGACAATAATTATTATGGAATAACCACTGATTCAATCTGGTACGAGGATATTTATGAGTTGGAATTACAAGGTCAGATTAATTATACTCTAGAAAGAGTTTGGAAATCCAGGTCTGTTAATGGAGAAAGAGGTTGGGAAATTAGAACTCCGTTCATTAACTCTCGTAATATTCAATACTATAGAAATAATCAAAAGAATGTAAAAGAAGCTTTAGACAGCTTATTTAATAAACCTGGTGTAAACGATTTCTACTCTTCTGGAGACTCTGTTTACTTATCTACTAACGATACTTTATATGGAGTAGACGTAGGACTAATGACATTAGATACTACCATTACTCATATGAGTGGAGGCAATGTT